GTCCTTAACTGTCGTTGGCGACCGCTTGACGATCAGCAATACGCAACTTGTCCTCAGCCGTCAAGATGTCCATGATCAGCTTGTACTGACCCTGCCACAAGGGCACTCGGTCGTCGTTCTTGAGGAACGGCATAGCTTGGAGAAGAGAGCCATAAAGCAGTGCTTGGGGGGCGTAAATGGTAAACCAATTGGTTTGGTTGGAGCTGTCCAAAGGTTGCACACGCTCGTAGTACAGCACCTCAAAATCATAAGCCACGGCAGGAGTAGGCGCCACCATCCAATGGGTGTAGTCGTAGTCGCAATAGTACTTGGGGACGTCTGTGGTGGCGGGGTTAGGCCAGTACTCGCGCAGATACTCATACCTGCGATTAAAGACTGGCTGGCGCTCACCAGCTACTGTAATGTTCATGGAAACAGTCTTGTGCCAACGAGCAGGCTTATCAATCACGTTGGCGCCAATGGTCATGGTGCTGGTGTTGACGGTCAGGTTACCCAAAAACTTGATCTGAGAGGCTATAACCTGCTCAGCAAGCATGATAAACAGGGGGATCTTGTCCAGCGTGGAAGTGTCGTTACGCTCCAGATAGGACTGGATGTTTTCGACCAAACTGTCATAGGTCATAACACTTGCGGTCGTCATGCGTTCACCTCGTAGATTCGTTGGGACATTTTAGTATGCCTTTAAGATAAAAACAACGCCCGTTCGTCAATGCGGCGTTTTTGCAAGCCTTTGAGGACTTTGCCCCCACCCATGCAGTATTTTAGAAGTTCCTCAGCCGCACCAGCCATCTCACCACGAAGCAACTTTTGGCGCATGGTTGACCTTTGGAGAGTGCCCAAACCTACGTTGAAAGAAAATGAAACGAGCGAATCAAACTGTCCTTGAGTAAGAGGTACAGGACAATAAGTAGCCACTCCCTTCTCAAAGCGATCAAGATCCGCCCTAAGTATTGCATCGACTTCCTCCATTGAGTATTTACGCATAGCCTCTGGGGGCGGTATAAAAGCGTCCCGTTGGTCTATCTTGAGCTTACCCTGCTCTGGAAACATGAGGTGCCCAACGCCCACCGTCCAAAGTTTTGCCGGGCATTTATACGGATTCTGACGCACCCCCTCGTGGTGGCGAATCATGTGCAAGCACCTGTCAGATATGTTCATTTTGGTAAATTTAAAATTAAATAACCGCTAATAAACATAGTCAAAGCCATTTTTGTGTATATTAAATAAATCATTTGCCAAACGCCCGACCGCCAAAGTGGAAAGCAATGATGCTGGCAAACAAAGCTTGAGTGTCAGAGTCCCACAGCATCTCGGCTAACTCTACAAACGTGACGCCGTTGTGCCAGCCATAAGCAAACAAACCAACGTCAACAAAAACTAGCAGAAAAAAGAAACCGTAGGTAATGACAGGGCGAACGCTGGCGCGTAGGTTTTTCATCCAAGGGCTAGTGCCTTCGTTTAGGCTTGTATCGTGAGCGTAGATGGCCTGCATTTCAGCCTGTTGGGCGCCAATCAAAACTTGTTGGGTGTTGGCCGCGCTTTCGGTGGCTAATTGGTCTGAGCGAATGTGTTCAATACGTTCTTGCGCCTCAAAGCCAGCCTTACGCAGTTCCAACTCGCGTTCAATCTGAATTTTGGCCAGCGCCAGTTCATGCAGTTTGTCAGACCGATCTTGAAAGAAGTCTAGCAACTTGGGCAGGCCGCCCATTAAAAAAGAAATCAGGGTTGAGAGTAGTGTCAGCATTATCCTAGTCCAATCATTTCAATTCAAAACTTAAATTTGCATGGCGAGGGTACTGCACGATACGCTCACCCTCTGGGCATTTGTATTTGATGGTCGCAAGCAACGTGGCTTTGCCGGGTGCAATCTTTTCTTTTTGCACCGTAGTAAGCTGGTAGGTAAACGTGTCAATTTCTGGCCCCGCTGGGCCGCTAAACTTGCTTGCGGTGGTGGTAACTTCATGCACCATGCCTGCTGAATCACGAATGTTTGGTGTGAAACTTTCAACAGAACAATCGTCCCGTTTTTTTATTCTTGCAACTGTGACGTTGATTGGCTTTCCAGCATCTGCCACAATTTTAAAATTCTCTGGCGACCACTCAATGATGGCTCTGTCAAACCAACCAAACTTGTCGGCAAGCGTGTAACTGCCCCCTAGTGCGGCAACACTCGCGGCAACGGCTCCGATGGCTTTGGTAAGGTCAACCATATAAACTCCAACTCCATGCAATCATGTACGTGCCAAAGATGACAAAGGCAATTATGAGAGCCGCCACAATAAATGCCACAGCCCAGTCTCGCATGTCACAACCCCAAAATCTTTTTGACGAGCTCCCCAGCAACGCCGGGGCCAAACAAGACGCAGACGATCACCCCATACAAGAGGTACTCAATCTTGGTCATGCGCTTGTCTCCATCGCGCAGTGAACGATCTATGCTGTTGTAGCGTTCGGTACAGATGGCTTCATGCACAGCAAGCTTAGTCTCTACTGTTTCCATCATCAAACTTCATTCTGATTCTTTCAAGGCTGTGTAGGCCAGTTATGCGATTGCCAAGAAGATGTATGAACCGCCAGTAGCATTTAAACCTGCTGGTGCTGTGCTGGTAACTTCAAATCCTGCGGCGTAGGTGTCAACGTAGTCAGTACCCGTGACTTCAGCCGCTGTGCTGTTCAAGAGCAAGTAAGGGTCATTGCCCGCCACGATTCCTCGTGCTGAATCCCAGACGTACCAATCACCAACGTCATCTGTGCGCTTAATAAGGACAAACCTTACCCCCGCTGTAAAGCCACAAGGCACAACCACAGTGTTACCTGCGTTGCCTGTGTATGAGCCAACTTTGGAAACACCTGCACAAGTTGCAAAGAGGTAGGCAACATAAGTTGCGCCGCTATCATTTAAAGCCGCAGACGTGCCTAAAGAAAATACTGTATTTGTGGGGGCTGTATTATTCCATGTAAATGAACCACCAGAAACCCACGCAACTGTTGTATTTAAAATTCCATAATTTTCATTACCTGTTGGCAAAGAATATGTAATCCAAGATTGTGTAGTATTTCTGCTCTTAATAATCATAAACTCAGGGGCTACACCAAGATTATGCGTCACAGTAGTTGCTGTTCCCGTCCCTGTATAGCAAACCTCATCAAAGAAGCTGGGGGCACGTTTAAAGTTCCAGCCAATAAATACATCGCCTGAATAGTTGTAATTACCTTGATTTGTAAACTGACCAGTTAAAACTGTTTGCGTGTTATTAAAACCAACAGATTGACCGGGTCGTGCCGTTGAAATATTTTCTTCAGCCAACGTTAAACTTGTGTAAAGACCTTGTGTACCCCCGCGCAATTTGTCAAACACCAAATCATTATTGCTTCCAGTCCTTTGGCTAATTATTACGGCATCTCCAGAAAAACTTGTTGTTAAATTCTGAACTGTGGTGTTGCTTGTGCTATTACCTGTGTACGCTATCGGGCTAAACACACTAGTCCCCAAAGTTGGCACTGCCATTGGGCCACGGCGGATGGCTATGTAGATGTAGTCAGCAGAAGCCAAATGCCATCCCTGTATTCCTGTTGCTGTGGGACGATAATATTCTTCATTTCCCTCTGACCCACTTGAGTTTGGTTTTAAAATTTTATTTTGCGGGCCAGCATTAGCGAAAGAATTAAATCCACGCATCACATCTATCAGATACCAATCACCAAATCCAGAGCTTTTCTTAACTAAAAGAAATTGTGGCTCGTAGCCCAAACTTATATTAAAAGTTGTTTGAACTGGAGCAGTAAACGACCCACACGAAATCACATTTTCTGTACCAGTTAGGCCAAAGCCTCCTGCGTCATGGGCGAATAGGTAGGCAACGTAAGTTTTGCCGTTTTTATTACTATCAATGCTAGGTTGGTTAGCTTGAAAAGTTGTAGATGTAACATTCCAAACATTTGAACCTTGATTAACTTGACCAACATCGGAATTTAAATATACATTGTAATTGTTTGGGGTAGTAAGGCCTCGATGGTAAGTGTACCAACCATTACTATCGTCAACCGCTTTAATAATAATACAACCCGGAGTTGAGCCAAGATTGTGTGGGATTGTTTGATTTGTATTACCGTCCCCCGTATAGGTAACAATGTCAAAAAACTTTGCTTGTTTACGGAATGTCCATGAGGCGTAGGTTCTACCAGAATCGCTGAGAGCACTTGTAACAGAAAAGCCAGTTGACGAAACACCATTAAATTCAGTACCAACCGCTTCACTTGAAAGATTGGAAGATAGCTGAAGACTTAAATCAAATGTAGTCAATAATTTATTATCAACAGGGTTTGAACGGCATTTTTGCCAAACCAAACCACCATATGTAGACAAGTTAATCCCGTTTGTAATGGTTTGAGCCGCGCCTGTACCCGTATACAAAAACGAACTGAACAGATTCTCAATAAACAGGTTGGGATTGACAGCGCCTGCCGTGGGCCAGTTGCCTTGTTTTGCTAAAGCCGCCTGTTGCTCAAGCGTCCAGATGCCAGACGCAGTGCTGTCTGCGTATGGGCCTGAAGGTACAGGTGCGGTCTTGGAAATTATTCCGCCGGGGTACTGTTTAGACATTAGTCACCTCAACCCAAGATGTTGTTGGCTCGTCCCATGTGTATCGCTTATCGTCTGTTGGCATGGGTGTAGGAGCGCCCCATTGGCAAGTTGTTTCGTTCAGTGACCAAGATGCGTATGGCTTGGGTGGAATAAAAGCATCACGGCCTGAGTCGTATGTGTAGCCAATGCCTGCGTAGTTTTTTCTAATTTTGCCGTTGTAGCTTGTTTGCTTCCAGTTAGCGTAACCGCCTGACCAAGCAGTTAAAAACGCAATGCCTTTTGCTTCAGACTCATGTCCATTTTTGTCAAGTAACTCGTTGTTGTGCACAACATTAATTTCTACAACAACATTGTTTTCGTTTAATTTAGCAAAATGAGCCATGTGAAATTCCTCAGAATGTGATTGAGCCGTTGCCAGTGAATGTGTAAATAGTGTTTCCACCGCTAGTCGTGACTGTGGGCGAACCTGTAGTAGATGCCGCCGCTTGAGGTGCGCTAATAATAACCACGCCTGAGCCGCCAGCACCGCCGCTTCCATTTGAACTTCTGCCGCCACCACCACCCCCGCCTGTATTTGCAGTTCCATTTGTAGCGGAAACAGAACCGTAACCTCCATTTCCACCACCACCAGCACCGCCAGCACCGCCACCAGAGCTATTACTTGTACCTCCACCGCCACCACCAGCGTAAGTGACTGATGATCCGGTTATGGAAGACGCTGTTCCTGCACCGCCAGCACCAGCGTTACTACCGCTTGCGTTTGCACCAACAGCACTTGCGCCACCCCCGCCGCCAGTAGCATTGCCATCTCCTATACCGCCATTATTTCCTTGTGATGGAGATGTAGAGGGCGTATTTCCAAGACCCCCACCAGTTGTATCTCTTGTTCCACCACCAGAGCCACCATTACTGCCGGGTTCTGTACCTGTTGCTACATTGTTTGCACCCGCACCACCACCCGCAGAAGTAATTGAACTAAAGACAGAATCGTTTCCGTTTTGTCCATAAGGAGAACTTGAACTTGCAGTGCCTCCAGCGCCTACAGTCACTGTAACAGCAGAGCCGGGAGCAACAGAAAAACTAGCCGCAGTTCTATAACCACCAGCACCAGCACCACCACCATGATTTGTGCCACCACCTCCACCCCCCGCGACAACAAGGTACTGAACAGAAACAGGAATTCCCGTCCAAGTCCCAGCCGCAACAGCTTGCATCTGCTGTGTGCGTGTCCATATTCCTGAATAATTAGGCATTGCTTACTCTCAGAATGTTATTGAACCGTTACCAGTCCATTGGTAAATGCGATAGCCGCCTGTTACGGTAATTGTAGGAGAGCCTGTAGTTGCTGATGCCGCATCAAATGTATCCGCATACCGAATAATCACTATGCCTGAACCGCCAGTGTTGAAACTACCCGAACCACCGCCAGTATTTGCAGTACCCGGTGTTCCGTCATTAGGACTAAAACCGCCATTACCGCCGCCTCCAGTACCACCAGTGCCGGGGCTACCGCCAGCAGGATGAGAGCCAGCGCCGCCACCGCCACCTCTAGTTACGGATGTTCCAGTAATGCTTGATGCTAATCCATTGCCGCCATTACCAGATTGACTTGATGTTGCATTACCACCTACTGCACCAGCACCGCCACCTCCACCGCTGTTGGTGTATGTAGTATTGTCAGAAATACCATTGCCACCATTATTACCTTGTCCAGAAGTGGCAGTTCCCCCTGTATAAGTTCCATTAGGATATCCGTAACCACCGCCTCCAGACCCACCACCATTGCCATTACCGCTAACTGAACCAGCACCGCCGCCAGCAGAAGTAATAGAACTAAATACAGAATTACTACCATTAACTGCAATTGCCCCGCCAGCACCAACAGTTACAGTAATCGCAGAACCAGCAGAGACAGCAAAACCAGATGCAGTTCTATAACCGCCTGCACCGCCACCTCCTGCATAAGTACCGCCACCGCCACCACCACCACCGGCAATGACAAGATATTCAACAGCAGAAGTAATGACTGGCAGGGCTGGAGTCACGCTATTACTTGCCGCACTTGCTGGGCCAGTGCCATAAGCATTTGTAGCTACTACAGTAAATGTATAGGCCGTACCATTAGATAGGCCACTGACTGTAATTGGAGAAGATGTGCCTGTGCCTGTGATGCTACCGGGTGAAGATATAACGGTATACCCAGTGATTGCGCCACCACCAACATTTGTGGGCGCTGTAAATGTCACAGACGCAGAAGCATTACCACCCGTAGCCGTACCAATAGTAGGCGCATCAGGTACTTTCAACCCGTTATATGAGGCTGTTAAAAACCCAGCTTGATAGCGCATCGACATGGGATGCTCCTTATGGGGACGTAATAGCTTCGAATGATGCTGTAAAGTTTATTGCGTTTGCCGTTCCAATCGTGACGCCAACAGATTGAAACTGCGTGACATAGAAAGACGTTGTTTTGTCCGTAACAATCAATGACGCATTAGCAGGCACACTAACCTGATACACAATGTAGTACGGCGTACCACTTGCAAATGTTGGGTTGTTGGCAACTGCCACGCTCACGTTCACAGCAGAGCCAGTAACGTTTGACGCAACAATGTTGTTGATTTTGTTGACCGTTCCAGATGCTGGCGTAAGTCCCGGCAACGAGACCGAACCACTTGTACTTGGGTCAGCGTATGTCCATGTCGCAACAGCCGT